TTTCAAGCAGAAGACGGCATACGAGATGCTCAGGAGTCTCGTGGGCTCGGAGATGTGTATAAGAGACAGGGATATGTGAAGTCATTTCCGGAGTCTGATTAAGGGGGCAGGCATCATGGGTATGGATTCGGTGTACCGGCTTTCGGTCGTGCTCGGCATGATCGACAATATGACATCACCGCTCTCCGGTGTTACGGATAAGGTGACGGATGGGGCGGAGCGGATCAACCAGGCATTTGGAACGATACAGAGTGCCGGGGCTGCACTCGGAGGGATTGGAGCAGGGATTCTGTCTGCAGGAGTTGCGACAGTAGCATCTACTTTTGATACGCAGGATGCGCTCGGTGAGCTGTCATCGCTTGGTGTCAAGGATCTGCAGGCGGTGGAAGCTGCAGCAAAGAACTTCTCCGATACATGGGCCGGTACCACAAAGAGCGATTTTATCACTGCATCCTATGATATTAAGTCCGGTATCGCATCCCTGACGGATGAAGGTATCGCGCAGTTCACGGAACTGGCGGCATTGACCGGAAAGGCTACAAAGTCCACGACAGAGGAGATGGGTTCCCTGTTTGCCACAGGATACGGTATCTATAAGGGTGCTTATGAGGATATGTCCGATCTTGAATTTGGTGAGATGTTCTCCGCCGGAATTGCAACGGCAGTGAAAAACTACAAGACAGCCGGATCCGAGATGGCAAGCTCCATATCAGCGCTTGGTGCAACGGCAACGAATAACAATGTGCCGCTGGAAGAACAGCTGGCGATACTCGGTCAGCTGCAGACGACGATGAGCGGATCCGAGGCGGCTACAAAATACAAGTCGTTTCTGAATCAGGCGGCTTCCGCAGGAACAAAGCTGAAGCTGTCGTTTGTGGACGCCAACAACCAGCTGCTGTCAACGCCTGAGATTCTGACAAGGCTGAAGGAAAAATACGGGGATACCATAGACGCTGTAGAAAAGCAGGAACTAAAGGCTGCGTTTGGTACGGATGAAGCGGTTGCGATGATCGACCTTTTATACAACGACATCGGAGGTCTCTCCGGAGGCATTGATGCGATGGCTGAGAGCATGCAGAAGGGAACCGCGGTAACGAGGGAGATGGCGGAGGCGATCAACAGCACGCCGAAGCAGCAGTTTGACGTGCTCAGGCAGAAGATCCACAACAATGTGGAGGAACTCGGGGGCGGACTGCTCCCAGTGGTAAATGATACACTCGGTAAGGTCAATGATCTGGTGCAGAAAGGCTCCGACTGGATCACCAACAATCAGGAGACTGTGCAGTCGGTCATGAACATGGCCATGAAGCTGGGAGTGCTGCTTGTTATCATAGGTGGAGCGATCGGTCTCTTCGGTACGCTTGGAAAAGTCGTGATGAACATGAGGACATCCATCGGGGCACTGAAAAGTGCATGGAGTGTGTTGAGCGGTGCATTTGTTTCATCTCCGGTCGGATGGGTTACGCTGGCGGTGATCGGTCTGGTTGCTGCATTTGTGATCCTGTGGAAGCGATCGGAAGCCTTCCGTGATTTCTGGACGGGGCTGTTTCAAAAAATGCGGGGAGCTGTGTTTGATACATGGGGTGCCCTGCAGCCTGCGCTTGAAAATCTCGGGCAGAAGCTGCTGGGTCTGTACGAGGCGGCGAAACCGATCTTAAAGATACTTGGCATCATAGCCGGTGCAACCGCTACAGTAATGCTTGGATCCTTTGTTGGTGCTATACAGGGCGTGCTTGCGGCACTGGTTCCTTTAACAAATGCATTATCGAGTCTGGCTTCATTTGCGACAAATGTGATCAGTGCGATCGTTGCGTTGTTCCGGGGTGATTTTTCCGGGGCATGTAATTTCGCCAAGGCGGCGGTCGGTGATCTGAAAGATTTCTTTATTCAGGGATTCGATGCGGTACTTGCATTCACCGGCGGATTTGCAGACGGGTTTCTGGATGTCATAGGCGGCGTGCTGTCTATGGTAGGGATTGATGCCAGCGGTACGATCGAAAAGATTAAGAGCACGGTATCGAGTGGGCTGAATGCTGTAAAGGGAATTTTCGGAAACATCATGGGAGCAGCCGCAGAGACGGCAAAGTCAAAGCTCGATAACATCAAGCGTGCCTATGAGTCAAATGGCGGAGGCATCCGCGGAATCGTGGCAGCTTCGCAGGAAGCCGTGAAAGGATATTTTACATCCGGCCTTACATTCATTGACAACCTGACTGGCGGAAAGCTGTCAGCACTGAAGGAAAAGTTCCGGTCAAAGCTCTCGGAAGCAGCCAATACAGTGAAAAATATTATTGACAGGATTAAGGGATTTTTCAACATCGATTTGCCGACGCCGAAGCTGAAAATGCCGCATGTAGATATTACCGGAGGGTTCAGCCTCAATCCGCTGAGTGTTCCGAAGTTCAATGTGAGCTGGCATGCAAAGGGCGGAGTGATGACTTCCCCGACGATCTTCGGCGCATCGGGGAGAAGTCTGCTCGGTGGCGGGGAGGCAGGACCGGAGGCAATCCTCCCGTTGTCTGTCCTGTGGGAGAAGCTGAAGCTGTTCATCCATGATGAAACAGGAGGTGATGAAACAGAGGGCAGTGGTGCTGCGGCTGTTGTGTCATCAATTATCCGGAAAGAATCACGGACACTTGAGAGAACAGAAAGTGTGTCAAAGGAGAAACGGGATACTGAAACATTACAGGATAGGAAACGTGCAAATACGATCATCCAGAAGCTGGAAGTAAAAGCAGACATTAACAGACTGAAGGATCTCCAGATGCTGTTTCGTCTGGTGGACGAGCTTCTGGATGCGCAGAATTCCACGGACGATCCGGTACCGGCTTAAAATGGCTGACAGAAAGGGGAAAAGACCATGCTGCTTGTACAGGAGAACCTGATAAAGCTCGGAGGCGTCAAGCTCTCCGGGCAGGTAAAAAGCATTGACATATCAGAGACGGCAACGATTGAGAATATTGAGGACAATAAGGGGAAGACGAAAGCAAACCAGCCGACCGGGTATGAGGCGGCAAAAATCACGATTGAGTTTATTCTGGAGGATACGGCTTCCATGACGCAGGAGGACCAGATTGCTTCCATGCAGAGACTGTTCAAGCCGTATGGACAGACAAAAGCAAAGCTGCTTGCGATCACAAATGAGGACTGTGCAGCAAGGGGGATATCTACCGTTTATTTTGAAAGACTTTCCACCAAAAATGTGATTGCGGAGAGCGGGCGCACGGCGACGCTGGAGCTGCTCGCTCCTGTGATCGGAAAGATTACAGTAAAAAAGAAACTAAATGGGTCTCCAGGAGTCGTGGTTCTGAAGGAAACAAAAAAGAAATTAAAGAGCAAGAAAATCGTAGGATTAAGTCCTGCAAAAAAGAAAGTTTCATTGAGCAGTAAAAAGAAAAAGGCAGGAAGGCTGATTAGGTAGGAGAAGCATATGGGATCAAAGAAACTGATAAGTCCGGAGTTCCGCATAAGCACGGAACAGTATGAGATTTCAGGAGGCATTGAGGCGGAGTGCTTTTCCAGCAGGGAAGCAAGGGCGGACTGGTGCAGGGTATCATTTGCCGCTGCCATGCAGGACAAAGTATCTTACAGGGACATGGAGCCTGCCATAGTTGAGCTGGGGTACGATGATGACTATGATATTCTGCTCACTGGGTTTTGCAGGAGAGCTGCAGGAGACACGTGGAAGGAAATGATTGTCCGGGATGCAATGATGAAGCTTGAACGGGTATCAGTAAAAGCCTCATTCACCGGCTGCGCGCCGCAGGACATCATAAAGTATGTGCTTGCACAGGCGGGGATCACGGATTACTGCCTGTCAGATGCGGTTTACGGAACAAAGGATGTACTTGTCGTTGACCGCTGTTCCGGTGTAAAGACGATCGAGCAGGTAAACAGTACATGGGGAATAGACAATGATTTTTTCTTTCGTAATGGTGTGTTTTACTGGGGATGCATTCCAGCTCAGGATGCTGTATATGTGCTGCAGGAGGATGAAAATATTCTGTCACTGAATAAGTACGGGGAACTGTACGAGGCTGAGACGTTCGGCGTGCCGTGGATCCACCATAGTCAGGAAATCGAAGTGTTACACACAAATTTTTCCGGTACCGTAAAAGTGGAAAAAACAATCATCAGGAGCGATGAGAAAGGGTGCATCAGGATGTATATTTATTTTAAGGGAGGATGATCAAAATGTCTGATATGCTGAAAACATTTGTGAACATGGCTCTTGACGAAAGAATTCGGGAAAAGTACCCGCATCTGAGACATCCTGCCTGCGTCTATGCCAGGATCGTAAAAGTCTGTCAGGCAGATGGAATATATGAATATACAGTCCGGATTTTGGATGCGGATATGGACACGGATGAAGATTTTCCGGAGATACCGGGAGTCAGATCATCTCTCCGGATGAAGGAGGGGGATACAGCTGTAGTGATGCTTCTCTATGGCGGTGCAAACGTATATGTAATCGGGAGGCGGGACGTATGAGCATTGTTGGTCTTGATGACGTGGATATCATGGTTGACCAGTACGGTCAACCAGCAGCTGATAAAAACGGGGATTTCGCGACCGTGTCAGGAGATGACTGCTGGAAACAGGATCTTATGCTGGAGGCACATACGGATGAGGGTGAGCTGTTTTATGAGGACGCCTATGGAGCGGAGGCGTATGGATTCGGTCTTCCTGATTTTGCGCACATGGAAAATGATGAGTTTGCACAGACAGAACTAAGCCAGCGGATCAGGGGAAAGCTTGCAAAGAGGACTTATCTGGATCCGGCGAAAACAACACAGAACATATCATTTGAAAACGGCGTTTATAAGAACAGGATTACCGTATCGAAAAATAACGGGTCGGATTCATATAACATGGATATTTCAACGGATGACGTGGAAGTGGAGGTGGAGACGAAATGATCATGGATGACGTGCTTGACCGTCTGTGTCCGGTTGGCAGCGAGGAAAACGAAATAGAGTCCATAAAGGCAGAACTTGATCAGGAAGGATTTGTGATCACAAATTATAATAAAGGCGGAATTTTTTACCACCTAATCAGAATATTTGTCACAATTTATATCCAGATAAAAATGCTCTGCAGGGAGATCATATCCAATTCCACGGTCACCAATGCGGATGAAGACTGGCTGGAGATCAAGGCGCCGGATTTTGGAAAGGCAAGAAAGCAGCCGGTAAAGGCACAGGGATATATCACAATTACAAGATCAGATTATGCGAGCGCGCTGCAGATTGCAAAAGGACACATGTTCAAGACTTCCCCGATTGGGCTGTCCGGGAAAGAATTAAAGTATTATGCAGTTGAGGCGACTGTTATCGGTGCGGGTATTGCTTCCGGAAAGGTTCTTGTGGAAGCAGAGGAAAGCGGAACCGATTACAATGTTGCCCCTGACACAATCACAAAGAGCATGATCCATCTGGATGGTGTTGAGACGGTAACGAATGCGGAAGGATGGCTGCACCTGGAGGGATCCGATATCGAGGGAACGGAAGAATTCCGGAAAAGAATCAAGGAATCATGGTCAGAGCTGGCGGAACTTACGACGGAGGATAAGCTAAAGAATGTTGCGCGGAATGTGAGCGGTGTCATGCATGTGGAAGTGGATGCACAGCATCCGCGCGGACAGGGAACGACAGACATTATCATCACCGGCAGTGAAGGAGAGGCATCCGAGGAGCTGCTGCGTATGGTGGAGGAGAAAACAAGGTACCTGAAAGGAAATTACGATGACTTTTTTTACAAATCGGCAGTCATTGTCCGTCAGGACATCCGGATGCATCTGTATATCGCAAAAGACGAGGCTACGGACGGTGTGGATCAGGTGGCAAGGTCAATCATCGAATCTATGATGCAGCTCTCAAACCGGACAGAGCTGAACTGCATGTATATGGATGATGTGCGGTATGCGCTGAAACAGGGAATACAGAACTATAAGAGGGCAGAGTTTGAATCACCGGTGGAAGACATCGAGCTGGATGCAGGAAAAGTGGTAATGCTTGGGGAGCTTGAAGTCACCGTACATAATGTTGGGGGTGCATGATGTTTGACACGTTTGCAGACTATATGTACTACCTGCTGACTTCTCCGCTCAAAAAAATCAGGAAGTCAAAGAACCAGTGGTACATACTAATGAAAGTGCTTGGAAAGCGGCTTGATGATGCGCTTGAAAGTATGTACATAGCACGCGACCAGACGGCTGTTGCCGCCTGTGATCCGGAAATGCTGCAGTTTCATGCAGAGGACAGGGGCATCACAAGATATGCCGGAGAGTCCGATGAAAACTTCCGGATCAGGATCGCAAATTATACAGAGATTCTAAAGCTTGGCGGAACAAACGAAGGTGTGATACTTGCGGTGTGGTCGCTTGGATTTAGGGATGCTGAACTGGTACCTGCGAAGATTTATACCGGTGATCCAGAACGGTGGGCGGAGTTTTACATCCTGCTTAGATTTGGAATTGATGAAACGCCGGATATCCCACTTTCCATCCTTCGAAAGCAGGTTCGTAAGGTAAAAGGAGTTGGGGCAAAAGATAATTACAGTTACCAGTATAAGATATCCATTAAAGAAACTGGCAGGATGTCACTTGCAACAGTCCGGTACCTGATAC